AAATAAGCCATTTTCTTCATGTCGCATGTATGACCACATTCAATACCCACTAAAACACGCTCTAAACGGCCGTTAAAGGCTTCTGAGTGGCATTGGTAGCCCATCCTATGAGTATGCCCCGACACTACTCCGCGACCCCACCTTTTTGCTATGTTCAACGCCGTACCGCCGCCTGCCCTAGAGATTGTGCCTTCATCCCCATGACAAAGCACAAAGTTAGTACCAGGGATCGGGTAAGGCTGTTTAGCGTAATGGATGCCTAGATCATCAAAACCCATAAATTTTGCATACTGCAATTCAGGCAACTCCATTAACCCAGGTATTCGGGCTACGGCTTTGTATAACCTATCTGAATGATTTGATCTACTAACTACATCTGTTTTTAAATCGTACAAAATATCCTGGCAGGTTGCCCGATCTGCATCAAGTGTTTGCATAAAGGATTCTGCCCGGCCTTCACTAAATCTACTGATGGTATTGAAATCCATTTCATCACCAGTGTTAAGTACTAGATCAAACTTAAAAGTATTAACCAATTTTTTTAGATTAATTACAGCTTCTGTAAATTCAAATGGCACTTGCAAGTCTGACACCACCAAGTAGCGTGCGTTAAATGTTTTATCGCGTTTAATCATCATCCTCATCTTCTGTTGGATCAATTCGGGGAATGATCTCAGTTGGTTTATTGTTCGGATTGACCCAATCGGGTAGTGATGCACCTGGTTCTGTTATTAACCAAAATGCAACTTCACTACTAAAGCCGGCGGCTTTGGCCGCCCTGTACATTTCATTTAATGTGATGTAATGATTTTCTAATTTGTTTAACGCATCAGCTTTACCAGGTGTGCGCCGTTTGCGCTTTACTACTTTGCGGGGTTTTTTTGGGGTCATGGTATCCCTAATTTTAGATCATACTAATCCGCGAATAGCACGCTCAACGCCTTCTTCAAGACTTATTTTTGGCGTGTAGTAATCGCTCATCATTGTTGGATCGCCTACCCGATAGGCCACACCTGCCGGCTTATCGGTCAATATCTTGAATCTATTGGCAGATGTCTTTTCATATCCCAGGGTACTCATTGCTATTTTTGCTAACTCTAAAAAGGTGGTAGGCCTGCCGGTACATAGATTAACTGTTTGATTACACTCATTTTTAACCATCTCAATTGTTGCATCAACCACATCATCAATGTGAATGAAATCCCTGGTAGTAGTTGCCTTACCCCAAATGTTAAATGGATTTGAGTTCATTATGGCACGCTGAATAATTGATGGGAAAGGGTAATCTAAATCTTGATCAGTACCATAACCGCTAAATGGTCTAAGGGTCAATACCTTTGTACCTTCTTCACGCAAATAATTCATAAGCATTTCACCGGTTAGTTTTGTCCAGCCATAGGTCATATCCGGCTTACCTATTTTGTTAAAATTTATATCCTTCTCTTTTAACTTCTTTTTCTTTGCCAGGGTTTGTAGCTCTATTGGATAGGCGGCAGATGATGAGAAGTACACAACATAAGGCTGTTCGGTTCGCATAGCCCAAGTAGCAAACTCAGCATCAATGGCAAGATCAACAGCTAGTAATAATGGTTCATTTTCTATAACCATGCGGCCACCAACTAATGCGGCTAGATGTATTACTAGATCATATTGTTTTTTTTCTAGCTGAAAGAATTTACGGCAATCAACACCTTGCTTTAAATCAACTAAGGTTAAATTGGCATAAGGTAGCGCACGCCTAAAGGCACGGCCTACAAAGCCATGTGAACCGGTGATGAGTATGTTCATCTATATTTTCTAACCAACTCTGCATACTCCGCGCTTGCTAAGTATCTTTGCAGTATAAGTAAATCCTTTTCATACCACTTAGGTTGATTAACCCTGGCATAACCTTCATCCATCTCAGCCTTGCCTGCTACTGGGTGTAGATGCTCAATAATTACATCAGGTAAATACTTTAAATAGTTTAAATCTAAACCTAATTGTTTTACAAAGTTATCAAAGAATAGATGTACGCAACCTGGGAATGTCATGCCCTGTAACTCAACTACTAAATCACGGCTCATACCAAAGGCTGTTGGCAGGTTTGCACCTTGCAATAAATCATCACCATAAACAATGCCGGTGTTAATGCCTAACGCTTGAATAAAGGCTTTATCCCAGTTTTGGGTTCTAGGCAAGTGATCATCACCCATGAAAACAAAATAATCATATAAAGGATAGTTAGAAAAATCCAAAAGATAAACCGCACCGGTATTAAGAGAGTTAGCACAACCACCTGTTTTATTATCGGCAGGTAAACATTGTAAATTTTTGTTTTTAACATATTCATCCCATTTCGGATCATCATTATCAATTACAAAATAAAGATCGGCTTCTGTATTAGTATCTTTAAAAGCCTTAGCCAACCTATCGGCGTTTTCAGGCCTGCCCCTACTGGGTACAACCACGCACATCTTCATGGCCATAGGGTAGGGGATAAGGCTGACTTACTTCTTAGATATAAGGATTTCGTATAGCGTGTCTATTTTTTCTTCAATGCGTGATACCCGGCCTTCTAGGTTATGCCGGCCATTATTATCAGGCTTTAACTCACTTAGATAGTGTTTAGTCAGCCAGCGCACTGATGCCACTAACGCACCAACAATTGTTACAGTTGATACCGCTAATGCAAGGATGTCGTTCATGGTCATTTACTATTGATGCCAAACTTATTATCGGCAGGATCAAAATAGCGTGCCAAAGGTGCAACTAAAGCACCTGCCAAAATTGCATACTCAGCGTTCCAATCTGCAATTAAGGCTAATGCAGTTGTAATAGATGCGGCGGCAACGCTTCTTAGATAAGACTTAATAATCTCTTTTTTCTTAACATCTAATTTCATTTTAATCCTAACTGTTTTATTTTTTGTTTAACCTCATTTTGATTCAACGCAATTTCAAAGTGCATATCATCTTTACGCCTTTTGTAATTACCGCCCCAGGTCAAACCATATTTAGTTATTAGTAGGTTAATTGTATTACGCTGATCCTTATTAAATGTATTTGACTTGCCCAAAGGATGCTTAATTGCATTTAAATCTATGGCTGTACCGGATGCGTGATTACTTAAAATTCTATCTGATCCCCTGGTTTGCCTAAAGGCGTAACCCCAATCATCTAATTGGCCTTCATCTATTGGCTCAACTAACTCATGAAAATCTTTAGCAAAACTCACCAGGATTGGTGCAACGGCTTTGGCACATGCAAACCTGATCTTTGTGCCTGGCACTGTAAAAGTTTCAATGCCTAACGCTTTACGATCTTCACTAGCCGGCCAACCATTAGGGCTGGTAAGTTCTCTAATAATGGCCATCACCTACATGCTTATGAAAGCAATAACCTTGCTTCTTCTTCGGTGATTCCCAAGCGATCTAATAAATCAGCCTTAGCAATTGCATCAGCGGCCTTCTTTGCTTCTTCTGCCGCTTTTTGTTCAGCATATTGTTCAGCCATAGCCTCACGCTCTGCAATTTCCTCAGCGGTTAATGCAATCTCTTGCACCTCACCTGTTGAGCAATCTACTACGATTTTATTAGTCATTTTATTTTCTCCTTATGCGTTAGATATTCCATATAGATAAGCGGTTGAGTATTGTTTAAAATTAAATCCTTCGTATGAAACAATAGTAATGCTAGTTATTGCAGAAGATGTTGTAATTAAACCAGCGGCTAGTTGAGTTATAGCACTAGTCGCGTTATTTTCAGTTACCGCATCAATAGAAACTGATTTATTTCCAGAAGATAAATAATTTGGAATATACCACTCTGAATTACCAAATGTATTACTGGTTTGAGCATCATTATTTGTATAATCTGACAAAGCGGTATCTGTAGCACTTGCGGCAGAAGAACCATTACCATATAAAAATCTTAATGAATATGCAGAAGCACTATTTACAGTTAATTTATTTGAATCTGTATTTACTGACCTAGTGGTTCTTGTTGATAATTTTAAAAGTAAATCAGTATATGTAGCAGGTATGGAAGTAAACTCTATATTAGCCGCACCACCACTACCCACCGTAACACTTGCAATTAAAGTATATGTAGTAGCCATTATTCCGCCTTAATTCCGTAGAGTGTAAAGGTTGAGCCAGTTGAAAAAGTATCATTACTTTTAATAGTTATAGATGTAATTGCACTTGTACTGCGCCATAACCCTACGCTGGCGGCAACATATAACCCAGCACCACCTAATCTATTTAAGGCAGTTTTGTAAGTTGTAGCATTACTATAATTTTGTATTTGCCATAATGCTGTACTATCTGAATTATTCCAGTTAAAAGCATACATTTGACTACTAGAAGTAAATCTACCGCTTGTTGCAGTAGTGCCATTGCCCCGCATATAAGTTGATGAGTAATTAGTGGCGGTGTCTGAGTTAAACCGTAATCCTAAAGTAGATTCACTTGAAGTTTTACCATTAGCAATAATAATTAAATCGGTATAAGTCCCTGCTATAGAAGTAAAAGAAACATCTGCTGAACCACTACCTAAAGTAGTAGTCGCTATCTTTTCATATGTGGCTGTCATTATGCTCCCTTAATTCCGTATAGGGCGAATTGAGAATACTGCGCTATATTTAGAGTAGGAATATTAAAAGATAAACTGGTTATAGCATTTGTATTTACTGCATATAAATTAGAATATAAAACTAACTCACCTGATCCGTTTAAATCTACGCCGTTCAAAGTCCTAATAGTTTTATTTTTATTAGTATTTGCATAATCTAAAATATCTATTACTGCCACACCAAAAATATTAGTAGAACCTGCACTACTTGTATTCATTACAACATTAGAACCACCTACTCCAGCCAACACCACAGAGCCATTAGCATATAGATAATGATTTTTAGTTAAACTGTTCCCGTTAATAGTCATACTAATTGTTTCTAAACTTGTACCTGCGTTATCTGATTTGGCTAAACATCTAACCTGTAAATGTGTATAGGTAGAAGGTATAGAACTAAAGGTTACAGTTGCACTTCCACCTGAGCCAACAGTTACAGTAGCAATAGATTCATAAGAACCTGCCGCACCTGCCGCCGCACCACCACTATCTAATATCCCAAGTATTAAAGACATTAGGCAATGCCACCCACGATATACCAAGAATCTGTACTGACTTTAATTAAACTTGCCGCTTTAAATTGTCCGGTAATTGTTGGGTTAGTAGATACCGCACCACTTGATGCAAGCGTTACACCTGATCCCTGAATAATAGATACTGTGCCACCTGATCCAATTTTGATTACATTTACTACGCTTCCAGTTGTCATTGCCACTGTATTAAAAGGCGGCACTGTAATTGTGGTTGTGCCGGTATTTGAATAAGTAATAAGTTTATTATCTGCATCAGTTACAACTAAGGTGTCTGATGTGGCGGTAACAGCTCTAACCGATAGGTTGGCAATAGAGTTCATCTGCGCCGCTGTAAGTACCTGACCAACTGAAAAGGTTGCCATCTATATTCTCCTAATAGGCCAATGAATCTTCATCTAAAATTCCATCAACAGTAGAGTCTAGCAAAAATCCTGATGCAAAGGGTTGAGCGCATGTAAAATTTACTAGGAAAGATTTAGGGGTGATCTGATAGGTAAGGCCTGTTATTACGCTATCTGTAACCACATTGCCAGCCGGTAGGGTTTGAGTTACTTCTATTGGGTCAAATACATCTAAATTTAAAGCCGCTATCACACGGCTAGAATCATCCTCACCAAAGGCATCAACTGTTAGTGAGTTAAGCTGTAAATCTACGCCTTGCTCTTTTCGGCTTGCAATAATCATTCTTGCCTGATTAAGCGCATCCGCTTCTGTTTGCATGATGCCGCTTCTTACCCGGCTATGTTGAAAATAATCATCAATGCTTGCCGTATCACTGGCAGTTTGTCCGGTCAATCCTGTTGGGGTAACTGTTACTTTATTGATCATTTGGTAATCTGAAATATCAAATTCCACTGCCTGATAAGTAATATCACCTGAGCCTGGTACATCACTAAAAGCTGTTGCCGTACCACCTGATGCGGTAATAATGTCGGTGCGTGATAAGAACTTTGCATAGCCGCGTTGATCCATATAAAAAGAACCTAAATCGGTGGCTTCAACTTCCTGGCACGCGGCCAGTAATGATCTTGAACTACCGGCATCTGCCTGTACTGTTGTAGTTGTGGTTGTAGATATATCACGCATACCACCCGGCCATTCCCCGGCATCCAACAAACTTGAAATTCTTTGTGCGGTAGTTTGTCCGGCAGTGCCACCACTTACTGATGTTATTGTAGTTAGGTTTAGTAATTGAAATCCATCTACGCATGACAAAGTTACATACGCCGGATCAAATCCAGTAGGGCTTTGGTAATTCCATTCCTGTACATACATAGAACCTAAGTTATATGTAACACCTAAATACTCTGCCGTAAACCGAATCTTACGCATAGGCTTAATCTTGCCGTATAAAGAAGAACCGGTATTGGCTGGATTAAATTCACCGGTTTCATCAACAAATGTAATGCGTGCAGTACCGCCGGTAAATGAATCTGATGATCTATTAAATGCACGCCTGATATAGCACTGAGTTACAAAGTCTGTTATATCAACTGTATCAGCGGCGGCAGTACCTAATACCGCTACATCCAATGGCGTTGCAGGATCATCTAATACTAATGCTGGGTCAAATGAAGCACCGCCTGAAAAGTCAATTTCAGCTCTAAATATTGCCGCTGGCATTATCTTCCTAAATTAGTTAATTGAGTTACTGCACCTGATCGGTTTAAGTTATACAAAGCATCTTGAATTACAGATTGCAATTCACCTTCTGATATAACTGACCCGGCTACATTAATATTTACAGTAGTTCCCATACCACCCATTTTGTCTAGTGGTATTACCGCTTCTGATCCAGCTTCACCAATCAATGCAAGGGTTGGCTGATTAACAATGCCACCTTCTGCCATGCGTGGTATATCAAATAGTCTTTGATAATAATCTACCGCCTGCGCTGTATATCTTGCGCTTGATCCGGCCATAGCCGCATTTAAGCCTTCTTTTCTTAAATCTTCAAAAACTTGTTGGCCTAAAACATTTGGTGCTTCTCCTGTTAATACGGATTCTTGAAATCTTGGAGATGTTATTTGTTGAAATTGTTGCTGTTGATATTGGAATGTCATACCCACTGGCATTTTCTTTTTGCCAATTTCATCAAGCAATGCCAACATCTTGCGTAGTTCATCATTAGCGGCAAACAATGTGCGTAAGTAAATAAGAACTTCTGTGGTTGTAACTCCCCACTTCTTAGCCAACATTTCAATTTCACCGGTTGTGATTTGGCCATCTTCAATAACCTTCAATACATCTGCATAGCGTTCGGCTTCATCAACGGCCTTTTTAGTACCATCTGCTAACTTCTGTAATATCTTTACACGCAACTCATCTTCGGCAGATAATTTACGGCTTAATGCCGCTTGTAGGTTGATCCGATCAAGATCAAACATGGCTTCTAGTTCGGCCTTCTTTTTATCTAAAGCCTGTTGTGCCAATTTTTCTTTAGTTAATTTCTTTTGTTTGTTTAAGGCTTCAGCCGCCATCTTGTCTAATCGTGCTTGTAATTTGGCTAACTTTTCGGCAATGGCTTTTTGTTCGGCGGATTGCTCTAAAGTATCGCCTGTACTTTCAGCAATCTTTTTACCTTCTTTTGCTAAACCTTCAAACCCTTGTAACCACCCACCAATAACAGGTATATTTTCTGCACTAAACAAAAATTTAAGTACACGATTGCCTTCAATTTTTTTGGCTAAACCATCAAAAGCATTAGTAATTTTTTGCGCTTTATCTGCCAAAGCAATTAAAATATAACCACCATTTAAACCCAATGATTCAAGTTTTGCGCCAAAATAATCAGAAGCATTACCACCACCAATAAGAATTTCAGTTGCAGTAATAAACCCTTCACCTAAACTTGTTTGTGCCGCACCTGCACTAATTTTTAAATTATCTAATTGACCACCAAAGGTTTCAGTAGCTCTTTTAGCCGCACCACCAAATTTTAAAGTTAAGTAATCTGTGATCTCTGCTAAGCCAATTTCCTTAGCAGTTACCGCATCAAAGCCTAAACCTAATGCGCCTAATGCCTTAAAGTTGCCCCGGCTTGCTTTACCTAACGCATCTGATACCTGGGTTAAATCAACACCTGCACCTACGCTGGTATCTACTGCAACATTAAATAAATCTTGCGCCTTTGTTAAATCGGCAGTTTGAATAATTAAGCCATTGATTGCCGGGGTCAATCTATCTTTAGTAATATTGGATGCTTTTTCTATACCACTAATAAAAGAATTTACACTAGGCAATTGATCTAATTGGTTAATTGATCTTAAAGATTGTTCAACTGATTTATCTAATCTTTCCTGGGCTAACGCCGCCTGTATAGAATTTTTTGCAAAAATCGCCATGCCAGCCGCGGCCGCAATTGCACCAGCTTTGGCAAAGGATTTTAATCTAAATGTGCTAGTAGCAACTACCTTATCAAAACCTTGTAACTCTTTGGTGGCGCGCTCTAATCCTTTTTTATCAAACTTGGTTAAAAAGTTAATCGCAACATATTGAGCTAGTGCCATGATTAACCCCTAAATTCTTTGCCTAGATATTTTTTTAATACTCCGTATAGATTATCATTTACTTGACCACCTAATTGTTGTGATGCCCTATAAATCAATCTTTTTTCTTTGTAAGCACCACTATTGGCAGTGCCTTGTAATTTACCAATAAATGATTCACTAGCATTTGGGTTACGGCTTACGCGCCTAGTTCTACCCCTTGATCTTGATGATCCAAAACCTGCCAACTCATAAATTATACCTGGTACAGATTTGTTTATCACCGCTATTGCAGTTACACCAAATGTAACGCCTTTGATTCTTTGTACTTTACTTTTAGCTGTACTTACTCTTATGCCGCGTATAACTTCTGTTTGCGACCATTTCCAACGGCTTCTTTTATCCTGGCCAATTGTTCTGCCCCGGTGTGCTTGATCGTTAGCCCAACCCCATTGTGGTGGATAGTTTGGCTCAACATCACGCCATCCTGGAAATGGTGAGTGTGGTACAAAACTTTGGGCTAATTTTGCAACAGGTTTAACAGCTTTACTTAATTCCCTTCTAAATTCTTTTTGTAGATCAGGATCAACTTTTTTCATCTTTTCAAGAAGTTCAGTTAAATTTTCAACATGGATGGATGGTACTGCCGCCAATGATCTACTACGACCAGGTAACCCTGAATATCTAGGATTAAGCATTACTTCCGCCTAACTGTTGCCTTCTTACTGTTGTAATGGCGTTCCTGTAAGATAGCTTTAATAGCTGAATAAATCGCTGGATCAACCTCTAATAAATCTTTAGGGCTAATACCTGTTGCCACCGACACAGTAGCGACTTCATAAATTGATCCGTGCCGGTCTATCCATTTTTTGAATCATAAACCAAATCAACATCTAAATATTGATTGATATAGTCATCACCAAAAAGAAGTTCGGTTTTGCCGGCATCTTTTTCTAAACGCCAGGCAAACCACCACAAATCACTTTCCATTTGTAGTTCGCCTAATCTCTTACGCCAGCCGGTTTTAAATTCGGCCTCAAACGCCACCTTTGCGGATGGCGTAAGATCATAGGTTACTTTCTTACCATCTTTTTTAACAATTTCAATCTTGTGCATTGTCCCACCCTTTTCTTATTACGCGCTTGTTGATTTTGTTAATGCAGTTACCGGCAGTGATACAGATACGCTTGCTACCGCATCAACAGCACCATTTACAGGTGTCCATGATGTGATAAGGCATGACATTGTATAACTTGGATTTGTTGCGGTTACTGTTCCTGACACTGGTATCAATTTGATATTCAGTTTAGTGCCTAACGCATCTTCAAATAATGCGTTTACTGATGCTGATGCAAAATCATTGTACAGTTCAAGATTCAGTGTAGGTCTTTCAATTCCACCGATCATGTTCTGTATATTATCGTTCATCGCGCTTATATCAACCTGATCAATTTCGCGTGCAAGGCTTACAGTGCTGACATGATCAGTAATGGTAGTTGTACCTACTATCACGGCAACTTTGTTACCCATAAATATGGCCATAGTTTTCCTCTCTTACTAACCTATCAACTCTACTGAATATTGATAACTTAGGTAGTCAATATTAGCGGATGTTATTGTTCCAGGGGATGCAGACACAACCCTCAGAGTTTGTACAGCACCGCTTAATGTTTTATCAGCCTCAATCGCGGTTTTAATTGAAGTTGAACCGGATGAAGCAAGTAGCCCATCCAATCTTTCCTGCCCATTTCTTTCACTCATTCTACCTACTACAACAATGATCTGACATGATGCAGAATCAAAACCTCGGTTTAATGTGTAGTCATAGTTCATAGATAATTGGCCAACTATTGCAAAGGCGTTGTTGGTTGGGATATTTGTAGAATCAGGGACATAATCAAATACACGCAATCCAGTTATTGCTTGCAGTGCAGTTTTTAAATTATCTCTAACTGTACTTGGGGTCATGCAACCACTTCTTTTTTATATGCTCTAACCATTGCAGTTACATCTCTACCTAATGGCGACATTCTGACAACGCCTAAATCACCTAATCCTAATATTCCACCTGGCGCATCTTTACGCTTGTACAGATCGGCGGTAAGAATCAAACAGGCCATATTTATATCATCCGGCACTGACGGCCAGCCCCATCTTGCAGTTACTTGCACACCCGGGCGTAATCCATTTTGTGTTAGCCCTGGAAATATTGGCCAGGTTTCAGTATTAGATACCATTGTTAATTGGGTATATGGTCGGCTTAAAGATGGTGCGGTTAATGGGTCTAAAATATAATCTTGATTCAAAGTCAAAGTTTTTGCGTATGAGCCATTGCCGTTTGAATCAGTTTTTACAACTAAATCCGTTGTAGTACCTAAATCATCTATGTAAACAAAAATATCTGAGTAGGCGCGATAAAGCCGCGCTGATGCTACTGAATCTAAATAAAATCTTCTATTAGCAATGCGATCAATTGATCTTGATGCTGATTCAATTAAATCTTCTAACAAGTCATTATCAGTATTATCTGATATAGACATGTAACCCTTAATCTGAGTTAATGTTGCATATCCATTTGTTATAGCCATGATCGGTATCCAAATCCTGTACTGCCCTGGGACATTAGACAAACTCCATTCATTAAATACCGATCATAGTTAGAATCCAGGCCACTGGAAGGGTAGCGGCCTGGAAACTTATTGGTTTAGAAACTTGGTGTTGCTAAACCTGTGCCGTTAATTTGTGCGATTGCTTTTGGATAACGCTCTGCGGTAAATGCTGACATACCGAATAGAACGATATTGATTGCAACCTTGCCTGATGGCTCTTCAAATGTAACATAGGTTGGTGCGGCGGCTTCTTCCCATAGATGGGCTTCATTCAAATCAACCACAAAAATTGTGTCTTGATTTGTGCCTGCGCCTTGATTTGTTGCAATGTTAGCATCAACAATAATTGGCAATCCTAGAATTGAGTAACCTGAGTTACCATAAGTAGGTGTGCCGTTACCTGTACCCATTGCGTTCATTGGATTGTACGCTTGTGGCACAATCAATGGCCTGTTCTGACTATCTACTCCAGCCAATAGCATGCCTAATCTGCGTGGGTGCATGATTACTGCATTTGGATTTACATAGATATTGCTTTGGATTTGTTGAATTGCATCAGCAATCTTTGGATATAAACCTGCAACTGTACCGGTTGTAGCGGTGTAAGTTACTAGAACTCCAGTTGTCATATTTAGAAGTCCTAATGGCTGGCCGTTTGAGCCTGTACCATTTAGAAGTGAGTTATCCAACTTAGTGTGGTAATCACGGATCAAATCACCTAGAACAATTCCCTCAATGTTGTATCCGCGTAGTAATGCTTGCTTAGATACTGATTGTTGTCCTGCAATTGTGTTTACATTTACAGTTAGGGTGTTGTCAGCAATATCTTGTGATACTGCGGCAGTGTTCTGAGATGTTTGATATGCAGTGGTTGTACCAGTATTGATCTTAGAGATAACTACTGACATACCCTGGGTTGGTAGTTGATGCTTGCGTGCGGCATCCGCGAATGGGCGGCCGGCGCGTGCTAATGGTGCGTATAGATCAACTAGGTATTGTGGCACTACTAAGCCTGCAAAATTGGATGTACCAACTGCACGCTTTTCAATTGCCATTTCCTGTTGATGGCGTGCGATTCTTGCACTTGCTTCACCATCAGTTTTAAATTGTGCTTTTAAAGCATCTGTTAAGAAATCATTGCTTGATCTCTCTGAGTAAGTAAGTGCTTCACTGGTAACTATAAAGCCACCTGCGCGTGCTTCTTTCTTTGGCTCAATGTTCGCATCAACTTTAGCGGCTAAATCTGCGGCTTTTTGATTACGGATTTCAATATCGGACATCTGCTCAATTCGCTCATCCAACTTTTTAATCTCTAGGTTAAGGGCTTCTACATTAGCCAACTCAACTTCGGATAGATCGCGTGCTTCTTCTGCGGCACGATCTAAAGTTGCCTGAATTAGAGATGTCTTTGATTCGCGCTTCTCACGGAGAGAAGTTAAAAAAGTATTAGACATGGTTCTCCTGTTAGTTAGTTGTTTTAGTGAGAAGGTGTAACGCGCTGGATACCAGGGTTAGGTGTTCTACGACTTGACAAAATTATATCTCTTTTTTTAAATCTTTTAGTATTTGTAGGGCAGTGTTAAATCTTGATTTTTCTTCTACCTGCTCTACGCTTTCAGATCGGTTTTCACCATACTCTGAAATGTTAATTGCGGTCAATTGATCCTCAGCCTGGGATTGCATTTTGTGGCAACCCATTAGTTCATTGGTGTCAGTTTTAACAACTGCATACCCTTCACACTCAAGGTGGTTACTTACTACGCTGTATGGCATCTAATATCTTCCTTGCTTCATCTAGTCTAGGTGTCATTGGTGGTTGGCCATCACGCATACCTGTAATGCTGGCCAGTTCGCCATAAGCACCAAAGGTTACAAGTGATACTTCAGCCAAATGTGCTTTGATTCTTTCCATAACCCCATCAGGGCGTTTTTTATTCTTGATTGGCATAAATCCAACTGATAGTTGATCTAACGCACCATCTTTGACTAACTCTAACGCTTCATCACCTTCACGCGTTTTTGAAATTTTAAATTCAGCATATAGTCCTTCTTCAGTTTCTCTAAGTAATGTGGCACGGCCTAGCACATTGTTTTCACCATGACCCCTAAGAAGTTTGACCCGGTGCGGTGCTTTGATAACTTCTGCAAACACGCCTTTTCTAAATACTTCAATCATTGTGCTGGTAATGCGCTGTTCTTTGTTGTAAGGCACGGCAATACCAAAAATGGTGCGGCCATCTCCATTGGCACGCAACTCCAAATTTACTGAGTAATTTCTATTTTCCATTTTTTCATCAGACATAGTTATCATCCTCTACTGTATCTTCTACATCACTTTGTAATGAATCATCTACGCCTTCTACTTCATCCCCTTCTTCATAATCCATTGGATCAAGATTTTCATAACTTCTAACTTCATCAACAGATAAGAAGCCATTAGATAATGCAGTTGCATAAGCGTTATATCTACTTGCTGTATCGGTCTTTAATAGTGAATCGTATTTAAATCCGGCTGTTTGACCCCGGACAAGTAAATCAGAAAATGCCGCTTCTATTCTTTCAGCAATTGGCTGTATTGACCATTTGATCAATTGTAAGTTTTCTTCTACAACATTGGAATAAGTACGGCTTGAATTAGGTGATCCTAAGAAGTAAGGCGGTAAACCTAAAATGTTTGCCGCTTCAGTAAGCCCGGCTGTTTGTGCTTCTACTAATTGTGATTCAGCCGCATTAGAACTTAACACTTCAAAATCAGTTGATGAGTTCATAACTACCGGTGATCTATTGCGTGATGAGTACATTGCCATCCACGCGCTCTTTAGTGCATCCGCTTCTTCTTGTGAAAGATCAGGGTTTGCAGATTTAATAACTGCCGTTGGATTTACACCACCATCAAAATATCTTGATGCGTATTCATTGATTGCAATCTCTTTACCTAATGCTTGCTTGGCAACTGCCAATATACCTTTACCAACTAAATCACCTGGTAAAGTAAAATTCTTAATGTGCATAATCTCTGATTGATCGTAAGTACGCTCATCAATCTTGTAAATGATTCTACCTTTGTCGGTACTTACCTGTACGCGATCAGGTGATACTGGATAAATTGAATCAGGTAATCCATTAGCACCTGGTTCACCTAATACTGCAACATAATTACCATGAATAATTAAAGCCGCCGCCATTGCACTGATTGTTTCCATTCGGGTTTCAGTAGGCACTGGGCGCATTAAAATTTGTGGTGTTGGTAATACTTCGCGCTTATTGCGATATGCACAAAGCGGAAGTGCACCAATCGCATCACTAATTAAAGTTATGCCGCGATAGATTGCCGGGATTCCTAAAGCGGTATTTTGATCTACATAAGCACCTGCCCAATTGCCTTCAAAGAATCGGCCAACTCTACCCAAAGAATCTACATAGCCTGAAGATGTATAAACCATAGATGATTGAATTTGTCTTTTAAGCAATCGGCCTAGCATTATTTACCTCTGTTTTCCAAAGCAATACCAAATAAAACTAAAAATGCACCTGATAATATTACCGCTATCAGTGGGTTAATTGTTGCGACACCTGCAACTATTACTAAAGAACCTATTATTTGTAAAACTGATGATATGTATTTCATTAGTATATTTTACTCCTTGCAACCGGCTGATCTTCTATTTTTGTTACCACACCATAGCGTGCCAGCGTAACCGCTACAAGTGGCGTGATGTTAGTTGTGCTTTGGCGATTCCATGCCCAGGAATCACCCAATGGCCGTTTAGTTGAACCCATAATAGCTGTCTTTAAATTGGGATCATCCAGGTGGCATATAGTTTTAGCTTGTACTGCATCATAAAATGAACCACATGCCATAGCGTAATCACGCAAGTGGATAGACATAACGCCTATGTTTTCCTTTTCCAGTTCAGCTATAAGTGAAGCCGCCGGTGAGCCAGTATCAATTACCACCTTTGTGTTATATCTTTTACATAACTCAACTAAGCGTGGCAATACCCATGATGTGCCTTCTTTACATTCAATTAACTCAACTGGCGTAAAATCTCTTACTAAGCCTGATGCACCTATTGAAGCCTTATCACGCTCACGCGATATGTCCACACCAAAGACAATTTGATTGCCTACTGCAATATCTGTTCTAGCCAAAGAATCCCACAACTCAGTATTGATCACCTGTACCGCATCCCTTGATGGCCAAACATTCAACCATTCCTTTGTAAATATCTCAGGGCTGTTAGTTGTCGCCGCTTCTTTTACTGCATCTAGCAATACGCCTTTTTCTTCATGCAATGAAGGTATAGCCTGATACCACACTTCTTGATCCATATAATCAAAATCATCTAATGCTGGACACCATTCAAACCATGCTAATTTGTTTTGTGGTTCGGCTATTTCGCGGTGGCCTATCTCCCGGTAATGTTCTAATAACTCAGATTCTCCAGGCCTACCGGCATTAGATAGAATCCATAATTGACCATTGCGCTTAGTTGCAAGGGTTGGCTGTAAATTAGCAATAAGTGATAGCGGATGGGTTAATGCTTCATCAATAACCATAAGATTTAAACTAAGGCCGCGTGCGCCTTTATCATTAGGTGTAACAATTCCATAGGTTGAGCCATTACGCATGTATATCTTTTCACTGCCATTAACCCTTGATACTCTAGCAATGCGTTTAGCAAACTTAGGCGACATCTGAAAACTTAGTAAATGTTCTTCCCACTTACTCTTAGCCATATTGCGATCCTGGGCTGTATAGGCAACATGTCTTTTAGGTTGTAATAGTTCATAAGCAATACGCGTTTCAATAAGTTTGCTTTTCCCGTTTTGGCGACCTACCTGAGCGCATACAGACCTGTACTTGTACAACCCGGTTGCATCTTTTTCTAAACCTACATCAGCTACATAGCGTTGCCAATCAAATAAATCAAAACCTAATAATTTTGCTACCTGGGCTAATTTATCGCCATCTGTTTCACACGCTTCATCTCTTAATGATGCCCATCTAGGCGTACATAAGGATTTATTCAAATATATCATCCTCATCAGGTAATGCACATGAATCCCATATTTCACGCAACTCTTTAGATATGGATGGGATGGTGTGGCCACCTTTACCGGATTCTTCAATACGATCCCAGGCGCGTGCTAAACCTAATAACATTTCACGCTTAACATCATCAATATCATTACGGCCTTGCAATGATTTGACCATAGCGGAAGTGTGGCGGCCTAGCTTCTTTTTAGGCTTACCACTTGCGACTATTTTTAATTGCTTTGCGTTTTGCATTTCCATATTTAGCACCCCTTGAATAGTTACAGCTTGAACATGCTGGCCTTAATGAACCCACCCAAAGTTCCGGTGACGGAAAGGAATCAATGGGTGGTTCATGGTCTAGCGTGGTTGCGACAGCCTTTTTACAGTAAAAACATTTTGGTTTTTGAGCCAAAACAATTTCTCTGATTTTCTTATAGTTCCCATTATATTTTCTACTTTTTAAAGTTTTCATTTTTAATTAGTTTTTTTTCTGCACAATTTTGGATCGGCCGGGGAGAGAGAAAACGCGAACGGCGGCGTATTACAGACGCGCTCAAAATGGGAAAAAACGGCCATTTTTATTTAATCTACCTTACTTACCAGCACATGAAGCGGGCCTGTACCTGAACCACTTACAGCCCACAAATCTTCACCCTCTGTTAATGACAACCTAACTTCATCACCATTGTCCATTAGGTAACCATTGCTTGATGTCACACCACTATTGCCAATGTACACTGCATGTTTAGCATGTAACAGTACATCTCTTTGTACATTATCCACGCTGATTATTGATTGACTTGTTGTAGTTACTGTTACCTGACTATTTATTATTGCCATTGATTTGTTCCTCACTTTGTAATCTAGCACGCCTGAACCGTGCAAAGTCTGTATGTTGCTTCTTACCTATCCACATCTTGCGTTGATGTTCCATCTGCACGCCTGTGTGTGCATATAGTTTATACCCAAAGCTCTTAGCTCTAATGCACCACAACAAATCTTCACCCACCCATTCTTTATGCAATGGCATATCCTGGTAGAAGCACCACTTACTACCCTGATGTGTTTGATCAGCCTCTTTAACAAACCTTTCAAACACTGATCTATGCACAATGATTGCACCTGTGCCAGCGGCATCTATCTCAATCACACTATCTTCTTCATAATCATGTACTGCATATAAGCCATTGTCACTACCTAACTTAAATATGCACGGCACTGGTTCTAAGTACAACTCTCCAACATCCCAACCACCATGCACTACACCTGACACAATAGGCCGCTTATCCTTATCTGCCGCGGCTATTAACTTCTTAAAGTGATCAACAGTAAATCTCTGATCTGTATCTATCTGTAATAGCCAATCATCTGTAGTTTTCTCTAAAAAGGTTGCAACAATCTGATTGCGTAATCTACTGATAACACCTGATCCTTGTAAGCTAATAAACTGCCCTAACTGTTTTTGTGATCTAGCCACATCTAAAATGCTGGTCATAAAGTCTGTTACTACGAACCCAGGTGATGTAACCCCAATTGTAATTTTCTCTGTATCTTTCAATGCCATCCCTTCGTAGCCCAATGTTGTAATGCCTTGCAAGCATTAGGTATTCCGGCCTTTTCATCTATCCAGCCATACCGGTGGCCAATATAACGCTTTCCCCATTCAATTTGTTTTATGCCACCTACTGTTTTTAAATATTTTGATCTGCCCTGTGGAATCCCATAATGACTACCATTACGCGCTTTGGGGTCAAAACGGCTTTCATGGTGGTATAGCTCAATTAGGCAATAGGTCTGTTCAATATCGTATTTTAAACTAATGTAAATATATTGTTTGTAATGATTTGGCTTATAGTGGGGTAACCCAAAAGCGGGTTTTATATTTATCAATAATATTATTAAAACCAATAAAGCAATTATTAGTTTTTTATTGGATACCCTGGTAACTAGATTTTGTGATGCCCCCCCCAAACCCCCCCCACGGCTGGATGCCTGGATTGGCTGAGAAGATGGCAATTGAATACCCTGTATAACTGAGTTTCGCTTAGCCCCCTGGGATGAAAGATATAACATAAACACCAACTTTCAAATTTAGTCTAATAACCGGCGTGTTTGGCTTTATCCAATAACTTGCAGGTAAGGCACGGATCATCTCTCATAATCCATGAACCACATTGATCACATCTGATTGGTTCGTTCATGCGCTCTTTCTAATAACAGATCAACCATCTCTACAAATGGCCTGCAATGCCTTCTACTGGTCATGTAGAACCTATCTTGTATATCCCGATCAACATCATGGTAACTTCTTATTGTCCAATATTGTTTAGTAGCTGTTGGAATAACAAACATACCTTCTGTGATTTGGCTCACAATGACATAAGCCCAGGGCTTGACTACTTTCGCATCAAACCCATTAACTGTATCAACCATTACCTGATCATAGGGAAAGTCATAACCTGATCTAAAGCTTAAATTACGACTTTTAACTTCAAGTATCAGATCATCCACTAACACATCCTTTTCATTCAGTGTTTTATCTAATCTTTCCTGGGCATTACTGGCATCCCATAGTTCAGGTACAGATACATTGGGTACACCAAAGCTTTGTAATACCTCAGCTACATACTCATTGTATTTATGACCTTTATGGAATGATGCCATGTAATCAAACTGTGTCATTGTTACACCCACAACCCACACATTTACGCAAACCATCTTCACTTAATATGCGTGGATCATTGCAAAATTGACAACACTGATCAAATGGCACAATATCTAATTCAACGCCTGCATCAGTGAATGTAGCTTTGACCCCATGCTTGTCAATCATTTCCATATCACCCATTGCTTGCCCCAGGGTAGAACCACTTGCCGTCTTTGCTCATGGTTGCCCACTTAGCCGGACAACCTTTAGGGCATGTATATCCGTAATACGGCGTGCCACGACCCTTTGCAATTCCCTGTTTAAGAATCATTTGACCATGTTCACAATACTGAATTGCAGGTACATCTGATGCAACTGCATCAACTACCTGCTCTAAACTCATTGGTACTGGATCAACATCAGGCTTTGATTCCTCTACAAACTGATGGCGCATAATCCTTTCCATCAATGCTGATTTACTGCCAGGCCTACCATAAATTGCTTTAACAGGTTCTTCCGTAATTGGCCTAGCTAATAAATCTTGATCTAACTTGTCAGTTGGTGTAACTGCCCATGTTTGCCTAGCCTGAGCCGCTATCACTTCTTGCTTTGATGCAACGCGCTTGGTTGCAGTTTTCATAGCCGCAACTATCGCTCTACCCCATGCACTAGTTTCACATATCATAAGTTCACTACCAGCGGTCATGCCCTTACCTGGGATTTGTTCCCAGGCAACGGCTACCCCAGGGCGAACATCATGTGGATCGCGGTAACAGGCGGCTGTATAAACCACATAACTTTTACCTTCAACCTGCACAATCTCATAAGGTTTATTTGGGTTGTATGGTTGCAATGATGATTCCGGATAAGCTTCTTTTAACTGCGCTATGCGCTCAGCTACATCAACATAATCATTCATGTTCATTATTTGTTCTCCCTATCCCAAAGGCTTACAACCTTTTCCATTAAGTAATCATTATCTTCTTGCAATTGCTTAGTACGCAATGCTGGATGGTTATTTGTTGGATAATTGCTTACTGTAAATTTTTGTACCTTGACACTTGATTGTCTAGTATCGGTACTACCGCGTTTATAGCCACTCTTAAATCCTTTGTCGTAGCCATTTTCTACTGCAATGATCCAGGTTGCCATAACAATAAACCCAACCAATGCAAACAATGTGATGGTAATTAACCACCCTAGTACTTCATAGTTCATATTTCACCGCTTCCTTGAACTTGTCTAACCAATAGGCTTCAACCATTTTGGCTGATAGCCTTCCTCTGATCTGCCTAGCACCAATAGCCTTTTTGGCGTGTTGGCGGATCAAAGAAGCTTTTACAAAATGCTTGCGTTTTTCATCCACATAAGCACCTGATTGTTTATCATATTTAACTAATTCCAACTCATCACCTTATCTAACTCAGCCGGCAATGCCACCGGATCAACATCATTGATTACCTGGTATGTACTGCCATTTGGGTGTATTGATGGTGGTAGTACTACATAACCCTTATGTTTAATATCTATACCTGGTATTAGTTTGCCTTTAAATTGCTTATCCTTATCAGCTACATAATAAAAGTGAAATCCATTATCTGTTTTAACTGTATGGGTATTAGACTTAACACATAGCCGGCGATAATCTTCCCATAGGGTTCTTGAAGCTATATTGCGTATATCAAAATCAAGCACCACTAAGTTAGATTGCACAATAGCCAACCCAATATTGCGATCTTCTTCTTTAAACCATCTTTGTACAGTGGTTAGATCATTGCTTGCATCAAGGTAGCCATGCCTTAAAAACTTACATGGCTCTTTAGATTGTGGTTTAAGTGGTAGTACAAACCAACCCTTTTCTACATAGGTTACGGCGTTCATGCATAAACCCATGATCCGCGGTAATTGGTTGTAAAGCAATATTGACCAACAGCATTATCAAAAGAGATGCTGAAATCATATTTATTTTGCTTTAAAAACTCAATAGCTAATATTGCAGAAGCATAATTTTCTACCCAGTAAATAAACAGATGCGACCAACAAATTGAATCTTCAAACCTATCTTTTTGTTTAAGCCAATCCGGTTCAGTTGCCCATTCCATTTGTGCATTAGTTAGAGCTTCAAATTGATTCTTTGTAATTTTCATTAGTGGTTCACCTTTTGATTGTGTACATACTCAGCTAATAAACCAAACAATTTAGATTTTAATCTACGCACTGCATCATCAGGCGTTTTACCAAATGATGTGAAATCGCCTAATACATTTGATGTAGATGCAACATAATTATCTTCATCTTTTACATACCTAAAATCAATCTTGGTTTGTAATACGCTTTCAATAACTATAATCATGCGTTCACCATGATCATCTTGTAAGCGTTAGCCTTGATTTCTTTACGCACAATTTTGCAATCAGCACACCAACATTTACGCACGCGTAGATTGCTATCACTTGATATACAGATTGTGTCTAAACAGTATTGATTACAATTACATACTTGGTTCTTTGTAGCTTTCATAATTAACCCCTTCCGGTCAATTGCGTTTGTAAATGCAATTAAACACTAGCCCACTGACAAATGCAATATGCCATAGGGGTGTGTCATGTGATCTACCTCACCCAAAGGCCTTACCCATAGCTGTAAATGAACCATCTGCATTGAAGGGAATCATCTCCGCGCTTACATTGCCGCGCTTAATATGTATGATCACTGCCGCGGCTTGCCAGTTTGCATAGCCTCTAATGCCCAAATAAGCCATTTTCTTCATGTCGCATGTATGACCACATTCAATACCCACTAAAACACGCTCTAAACGGCCGTTAAAGGCTTCTGAGTGGCATTGGTAGCCCATCCTATGAGTATGCCCCGAC